ACTTTGCATTCCCACCCTACCGAGCCGAAGACCTTGGCGGCAAGATGGGTTGGTGGGGCGTAATGAACCGTAATGGCTTTAATTGCTTGACGTTTTCCGATAAGCCAGGGGCAGTGGTGACAAGTGAAGAATGGGCAAAACAGATTGCAGCCGAGTGGAATGAAAGCAAAGAATTTGTGTATCTGCCTGATTTGTATGTAGCGCCTGTTATTACACGGTTGACGGACGCGCAAATGGACAAATACATTCGCAGCCAGCGGTTTATAAATGGCCTTTGGGTGTCACCTATTGTGCTGCTTGGCGGTGGAAAAAGTGCTGCTGCAATTGATGCTTATGTTGAAACTTAGACCTTATTTTGCCAATTGAAAAAATTGATAACAAATGACCAACTTTCAAACATGGGAGCAAAGAAATTTAGCAAAGTTTGCCGCAGAAGCAAACAAGAAAGTGTTAGAGCAACAAGAAGAAATCAAGGCATTGCGCGACGATTTACGTGTAGCACTTGACGCATATCGAAAACTACTTACAAAAGAAGAAACCAAATGAACATAATTCGATTAACCCAAGCGCGTAGCCTGTTCCCAGGCCAGCGCGGGTATCAGCGCCAATGGGCGCGTAGCATCCGACTGCTTGGAGCCAAATGGCTGCTGGCTACACTAAGGGGGCGCGTATGACTGATACAAACACAGGCTGGCGCAAGCGTCAGATTGCCTTGGACAAGAAGGCTGAGAATGCGCGTGAACTGGGGCTTGACTATGAGCCTAACAAAACAGTAATTGAGATGGCGCGTGAGGCTGGGTTTAATCTTGAACAAGGTTTTTTGTTGCGCGTTACGGGCATTGATGAAGACCTTGAACGCTTTGCCGCCCTTGTCCGTGCTGATGAGCGTAACAAAACATGGACGTCAGATCGGTGGACGGACTACGAGCGCTGCATTGCAGCAGCCGAGCGTGAGCAATGTGCAAAGGTGTGTGAAGAACTTGATAAAGCCGACGATACTGTTTATCGTGAGCTATCAGACGGGGGCGTTTGCGCCGCCGCCATTCGAAACAGGGGACAAGCATGACTAAAGAACTGAAACGCTTTGAAAAATGGTGGGACGCTGGTGATGACATCCCCAATGACGGGCCGTATACACCTGATACGCCAATCCAATTTGCATGGGCTGGTTGGCAAGCGGCCTTGGCACAGCCAGTGCAGGAGCCTGTGGCATGGATGCGTCAAGATGGTCAACGGGTTACGACTGCCAGCGATAGACACAACTATCCTGATTACGAAACTCGTTATTCAATTCCTCTCTACACCCACCCACCACAGCCAGCACCTGTGCAGGAGCCACCAGCATGGTTTCCTGCTGTTGAAAATATTCTAAAGGTGTATGGTTTGCAAGCAATAGATTTTGTGGCTGACTTTAAAGAAGCGATGAAAGATGCAGAGCAATCACATTGCACATGGGTAGGGCTGACGGATGAGGAGCGGCAAGATATTGCACTTGAAGTTCCGATGGATGCTGTATGTATAACTGAAACCAAACTCAAGGAGAAGAACACATGAACACTGAAGACGACGAGTTCAATCGCATTGAAATGGAGCAACGTGTCCGTGCTAAACAAAAAGAAATGTTTGGCATTCCGTTTGTAACAGCAGAAGAACTGGAACAGCTTTTAAGGGAAGAAAATGAAGTCCAGACACCACGCGATACGTGATTTGCTGGCGGCATCCGAAGATGGCCTTACGGTAACCGAAATAGCCGAGCATTTTGGCGCAACTGCTGACACTATCTGTAAGACGCTAAAAACCGTTTGTGGCGTGTACATTGACCGTTGGGCAGGGCCAAGCCGAGGTCAGTACACGGCGGTCTACATGTGCGTAGAAACGCCTGAGAACGCTCCACATCCTTAGGCGTAGGGGCGAGTTCCAGTGCGGTCAATAATCAGTTTACTCTTGCGTGGTGCAGCACCAACCACGTTGGGTATGCTGATGTGGGTCCATCGGTCAAATTCTCGAATGATTTGGTCATAGGGCAAGTTGATAAGTGCTTTGACCACTTGGTCAGGCGTCATTCCAGGTACTCGGAAGTCTGCCGCGCAGCCCAACCGGTGTTGAGAGGTATCTTTGGAACCAACAGCATCGTTGACCGCTTTAGATCGGAAGGCAGAGTTGACAATGATGGGCTTTCCTCCAAGTACTGTTTTGACTTGCTCAAGAAAGTTTGCAAGACGCTGAAGGTTACTGATTTCATTTTGTGTTGGAGTATTGTCAAGCTGGCGGTGATCCGTGTACGTTAGTTCCGCAAGTGTGAAATGCGGCGACAAGTTCATGTCCGCGCAACGCCGTTAAGTTTTTCAATTGTTCGCAAGCCGCCAATACCAAGCATACCCATTAACACAGGTGTCATTTCAGACAGATCAGCAGGGGCCAAATTCAAAGGATGTTCAAAATACGCCGCGGCAAATAAAGCAATTTTTAATCCAATCCAGTTCCAAGCGCAAGCCGCGCCGCATACCCAACCAATAAAGGGACGCCAACCGGACACAAACACGCTGGCGCTTGCCGCCTCAACCTTGTTGATTTCTAATTGCCCAGCCATAGCAGCCAGTTCGCCTGACTGCTGAAGTTTGACAAGTTCTAGTTTGGCCGTTGCCGCCTGCACAGGATCAGGCCACACCCGATCAATGACTTTACCGCCGATGTCAAGCAATGCTGATACGGGGTCAAGGCTCACTTATCAACCTTTGCATCTAGTTTGTCAAATATTTTGCCAAGCATTTCTTTGATGTCATCAATGTCTCGGCGGTAATCGTCCTTGGATACGTAGGTGCTGGGCATCGCCCTGACGTCCGTGTCAAGGCGCTCAATGGCTTTGGTAATGTTGTTCAACACCCAGCCTCCAAGGAAAGCAACCAGACCGAGAGCAACGTTGATGATTTGTTGGGTATCCATTATTTTGCCAATTAGTTAAAACTTAATTATGCACTATTTTGCCAATGCGTTTTGGTTTTGTTGAACGGGGGCTAATTGGTTAGTAGGTATGTCTGAAGCAAAACTAAAACCTGCTGCACCAGCGCGGCCACCAAGTGAACTGGAATAAGCTGTAATGCCTTGCAATAACAATCTACGAGCCATACCTAATTTTTCACTGTCAGGCACACGTTTAGCTTCTATAGCAGCCAATTGTTGGGCTATTGAATTAGCCTCATCTTTACCTAACATGCCAAATTTTTCTAACGCAGGGCGCATATTTTCGTTAAACTTTTGCGTAACGCCTTTGCTACTGCCTAATTCAGATGCAACTTGGCGCACAGCATCAAACACTGCTTTTTTTGCTTCAGGCGAGCGTTCTATAATAGGCGCAATTGCAGCCCATTTTTCCATGTTGCCGCCCTCTATGGCGTCCCTGACATTTTTTAATGGGCCAAATGTAGAATTCCAAATGTTATCCGCTGCTTTAGCGGCTTCTTTTGTAATTAAACCCGCCTCAGTTTTTGCCGCTGTTGCTTGTAAATTGCCTGCTTTTAATTGTTGAGCAGCGTTAGCTTGCGCGGTTTTAAGTATGTCCGCATTGGCGGTACTTAATTGTTTAATGCCACCACCAAGGTTAGCCACAGTACGTTCGCCACTTTCTAGCGTAGTGCGATATTTAATAACGGCATCTCTAACTTCAGGGACCGCGCTCAAAAACTCGCGGTTAGCGGTCATCCAGTTTCCAACTTGCTTAGATGTTTCTTTGGGTGCTAATTGATTAGCAGCGTATTGTTGCGCCGCCTTAAGCGCCAATTCTTTGCTGCCTACCATCTCTATAAGCGCGTTATAGTTTTTGGGGGTAGAAAAGAAATAGTCAGGCAATTTGGATGGATCGCTAGCAAATTGCGTCAACGCGCCCTTATCTAAACCAGTCAACTTAGTGCCAGCTTTTGATCCAAAGACTTCTAAGCCTGGGCGTGAATCAGCATACTGGGTAAGCAACTGTGTTTGTGGTTCACCGGCAAAGTCTTTTTGAATTTGCGACAACAAACCGTAGTATTTTTTTTGCGCTGTTTGACCAATAGCTTTATAGCCTTCATCGGCCTGACCACGAAAAGCCTCGCCAAGCATACGCCTAGCATCGTCTATAGCTTGAAAACTAGGACCAACAGCCGCAGCGCCTGGTGTTTCGCTGTAAACCATTTGACCTGACGCAGGGTCAAAAGTAAAGTTTGGAGTAGCTTCGCCACCAGCACTGGTTTTTATTTGGTCAAGTATTTTTTGATACGCCGCCGCTACATCTTTAGAATGTACACCTGGTTTTAATTCGCGTTCTAGGCTTGCAACAATTGATTTATAAGACGGCAGCGTTGTAACTGACTCACCTTTAGATTCGCGGCCAGATACAATTTCATTTACTTTAGTTTCTGTAGCTTGGTATTGTTTAGCGGCGGCTGTTCTTAACTCACCTTCACGCGCTGCGGCAGCAGTTTGCAAATCTTGGCCAATTACATGCAAAGGTTTGTTTTCGCCTACTGTTTCAACAGTATTTCTTGCTTTGTTTATTACATCCGTTTTTAGGTTAGTAAGGTAAGTAATAGCATCAGCGCGAGGTTGGCGGCGTTGGCCTACTGAACCTAATTCAGCATCCGCAGCTTGTTTGGCGGCTATCATTGCTTGATTAGCAGAATCATGCAACGCAGCCGCTTTAGCCGCAGCAGCAGCGCGTGTTGCCGCCGCGCCTTTTTCCATTTCCATGCCAAGTATTAACATGGCTTTATCAGGGTCTTGCTCGCCCATCAACTTAGCGGCTAAACTTTCTACGTATTTTTTTTCTGCCGTACTCAAACTGCCTTTTGAATTGGTCAAATTAGCCATAAGGTCTTTGGCAAAATTTATTCCAGAAGTGGCAACTTTTCCCGATATCATTAGTTTGGCGGTGTTTAACGCCAATGGGACAAATTCAGGGGTTATAGCGCCACCAACCAAACGTGCGGTTTCAGCAGTAACTGGGCCTGCACCCATTTGCTCTGCAACTTGACCAGAAGTTTCGCCCATAAGGCCGCTAAAACCACCAGTAACAGCACGGGTTGCAGGCCCAACTTGTTTAGTCATTTGGCCCATAACATTAAGAGCGCCGCTTATAGGCCTTAACGCCGGTACAGCTTGTGCAAGTGTTGAAGCGCTTTGCAAAATTTGTGGGCCAAAGTAACCCATCACACCGCCTAAAGCACCAGCGCCGCCAATAGCTTCAAGGCTTTCTGTGCCGGTTGTTTTACGTGCGCCGCCATATTTTTGTGTGGCTAATGGGTTACCCATAGCCGCCCCACCAGGGGTTGACTCCCACAACGCTTGTAACTCAGTTTGGGACGTTGGCGTTGAGTCCCACAATTTTTGCAGGTCTTCAGCCATTACTTTATCTCCTCAACAGTTCCATCGGCTTTTTTACCTAACGTGCGCCCGTTAACCACTTTAGTTTCTACGTATTGGCTAGACGGCGATAACCCTTGCACAGCTGCTGGCGTTAAATACCGCGATTTAAAATCAGTGCGACCAGTGCCTGCACTATATTGTTTCTCTAGCCCGTTAAGTTGTCCTCCAATTAACTCTTTATAGTTAGCAACTATACCTTTAAGTTGTTCGGGAGAAGAGGCTGCCAAAATTGTTTTCTTAAGTGCCACACGATCAGCCAACGCGCCAGTGCCTGGCACAACAGACGCAACAATTTCGTCGGCCAAAATTTCTTTGACCGCATTAAAATTACCAGGCGCGGGTTTGCCAGTTTGTGTTTGAATATATTGAGACACGGCGTTGATAGCGCGTACATCGCCCGATTGCAACGCATCGGCAGCTTTTTCAAGCGTATTAAAGTGATCCATTACAACGTTAAGCGAACGTACTTTATTTCCTTGTATGCCTTGGTTAAACGCTTTTACTGCTGACGTTTGTAAACCGTAATCGCTGGCTTTAAAGTCAGGTTTCATTGCAATAACTTCATTCATTATGCGAGTTGAATTTGGACCTGTAAGCGGCGGTAAGTTACCTTCAGCAATGTTCTTTGCCGTTGCCCTGTCAGCCAATGTTAAGACTTGTTTACCTTGGATGTTACCTTGCGCTTTAGCTTTTGATGCGGCCAATACTTGATCTTCGCTAAGGCTAGACAAATTTAGTGTTGGGTTGGCTTTAATTGCCGCAACGTACATTTTGGCGTTAGAAGCATTTAATTTATTAACAGGTATTTGGCCTGACTCTACGGGGCCACCAGGACCAAACAAAAGCGCAGAATCTGTGTCACTTAACCCTAACATAGCGCGAGCAGTTCCAGTAGGCGATTGGTTTAACGCAAATTGACCTTGAGGCCCACCACCCGCACCGGCAAGGCGGGTAACAATTTGATTGCCGTTTGCATCAACGCCGACCACATTTTGCATAGCAAGGCCGGGATGCAAGTTTCTTATGTCTCGTTGCAATTGAGCAATAACTGCTGGCGGCGCTTTATTAGCTATAGCAATTTGCAACTCGCGCTGCATTTTCATTGATTGAGATTCACCAGCCGCAAGTGCTTGGTCATACGCTTGAATGCGAGAATCAGTTGGTGGCACACCACTTTCTATTAACGCAGCGCGTTCTTGTAAAAGTTTACTTGTAGGAGACGGAGTAGCAGCAACCGGTGCAATTACTGCGCCTGCGCCGCCAGGGGCCAATGGGTTTTTATTGATTACATTACTACCAGCAACCATGAGTTCAGGCAAGAAAACTGTTAACAAGTCTTTGCCCTTAAGCGTTGATTTGGCGTCTTGCAACGCC